TAGCTTCTCGCCCAACAAATTTGCTCCACCGAAATGATTTTATTATGTTATATAACGAAGATTATATGGGGAATAATTTACAAAACCCAGATATCTGGTTAAAGGAACATTTCCTCAAATTAAATAATCTTGCAAAATTAACACATGAGTAAGTTAGAACAGTACGGACATAGTTTCCAGGTTAAAGTACTGTCTACGCTTGTTAAGGATAAAGAATTTCTACAACAAGTAGCAGACATTGTTTCGCCTGACTTTTTCGATAATGAAGCAAACAAGTGGATTGTAGGTAAAACTCTAGAATATTTCAACGAGTTTAGAACTACACCTACAATGGAGGTATTCAAAGTTGAAGTAGAAAAAATTAAAAATGAAATTCAACAAGTTGCTGTAAAAGAACAACTTAAAGAAACATTTAAATCTACAAAATCGCCAGATTTAGAGTTTGTTAAACAGACTTTTCTTGATTTCTGTCGAAACCAAACACTTAAAACCGCCCTTCTTTCTTCAGTCGATCTACTTGAAATAGGAAACTATGAAGACATTCGCAGGCTAATTGACAATGCACTTAAAGCTGGTGTAGAAAAAAACATTGGTCACGAATACATGGATCAAATTGAAGAGCGATACAAAGAAGAGGCTAGAAATACAATTGAAACCCCTTGGAGCGAAATAAACACCCTTACAAATGGTGGCTTAGGAACTGGCGATTTGGGATTAATTGTTGGTAATGCAGGTGGCGGTAAATCTTGGGCACTTATTGCTTTAGGCGGGCACGCTGTAAAACTTGGCTATACTGTTCTACACTACACTCTTGAACTTTCAGACCTTTACGTTGGTCAAAGATACGATGCTTTCTTTACAGAAATTCCTGTAAACGAAATTAGAGTTCACAAACACAGTGTTAAAGAAACACTTGAAAATCTAAGAGGTAAGTTGTATATTAAGCAATATCCTGCGGGTAAAGCCAACGTAAACACGATATTAGCACATATCGATAAATGCCGCGGCCAGGGCATTGAACCTGACCTTATCATATTAGATTACGCAGATCTTTTGTATACTAAAAACGCAAAAGAAAAAAGAGATAAACTAGATGACATTTATACTTCGCTAAGAGGTTTGGCTACCGAGGCAAAAATTCCTATATGGACAGCATCCCAGAGTAATAGATCTGCAGCGAGAGATAATATTATTCAGGGTGACCAAATTGCAGAAAGTTATTCAAAAATCATGATCGCAGACGTTGCACTTTCAATCGGAAGAAAAACAGAAGATAAAGAAAATGGTACCGGAAGATTCCACATCATGAAAAACAGATATGGGGCAGATGGATTGACTTTCAACGCACTTATGGATACAGCTACCGGGAAGATTGAGTTTACTAACCGTATAAATAATGAAGAGAACAGCAGTCCAGACGGAGCTGGTTTTACGGGAGATGAACGAAGAAATCTCCAAAGAGCTGCCGAAAATATTTTTAACTTTTGATTGTATATATTGTATTTATCGCTACACTAACCGAAATTTTTAAAGTAAAATGGCAAAGAAAAACCTAAAAGAAGAACGAATCGTTTATAAACCATTCGAATATCCCGAAGCTTTTGACTATTGGTTAAAACAACAGCAAGCACACTGGATTCACACAGAAGTACCTATGATGAGTGATATTAATGACTGGAAACAAAACTTAAACGAAACAGAAAAAAATATAATAGGTTCTATTTTAAAAGGTTTTGCACAAACTGAAACGGTAGTAAATGACTACTGGACAGGATTAGTGACTAAATGGTTTAGAAAGCCAGAAATTATAGCAATGGCGACCACTTTTGGGGCTATGGAAACAATTCACGCCGAAGCATATTCACTGTTAAATGAAGAACTTGGACTTGACGACTTTAGCGAGTTTCTCGAAGACGAAACTACGATGGCAAAAATTGAGAACCTTATGTCAGCTAGGGATAGTTTTGATGGCAAAAAGGATTGGCACGAAATCGCAAAATCTCTCGCAATCTTTTCAGCATTCACAGAAGGGGTCAATTTATTTTCGAGTTTCGCCGTATTACTCTCTTTTAAGATGCGAAACAAGCTTAAGGGAGTGGGTCAAATTGTTGAATGGAGTATTAGAGACGAAAGCATGCACTCAGAAGCGGGATGTTGGTTATTTAGAACACTTATCAAGGAAAACCCTGAGCTCAACACTCCGGAGCTCAAAACAGCAATAACTGAAGCGGCATTACTTTCACTTCAACTTGAACTTGACTTTATTGAAAAAGTTTACGAAATGGGAGACCTTGAAGGGTGCTCTAAAGACGACTTAATCAGCTTTATTAAAAATAGAGTTAACACAAAAATGGGTGACCTTGGTTATGAAGGTGTTATTAACGGCATCGATCCCAACGCCCTTAAAAGAATGAAGTGGTTTGACAGTCTTTCAGCTGGAAAACAACACACAGACTTCTTTGCAAACAGAGTAACCAACTACAGCAAGGGACACTTGCAGTGGGACGAATCAATTTTTTAAAAAATTAACATGGACGGAAATTTAGTAGCAGATACAACCCAATGGGTTGCGGGGAAAGATTACCCTGAATGGATGGATGAGGTAGGAGTAGCAACTATATCAAAAGGATACTTATTACCAGATGAAACACCAAGAAAAGCATACAGACGAGTCGCAAGAGCGATCGCAGAACGTATTAACCGACCTGATTTGGAGAGTAAGTTCTTCAAATATATTTGGAATGGTTGGATTGGCCTCGCTAGTCCTGTCCTTTCTAACACAGGGACCGATCGCGGTTTGCCTATCTCTTGTTTTGGTATTGATACACCTGATAGCGTTAGGGGAATTGGATTAACCAACGCTGAACTTATGAAACTTACCGCTCTAGGCGGTGGAGTTGGGGTTAGTGTTTCTAGAATTAGACCTAGGGGCACAGCAATTTCAGGCAACGGTAAATCAGAAGGTGTAGTACCTTGGTGTAAAATTTATGACTCAGCAATTATTGCTACAAACCAAGGTTCAGTTCGCCGCGGAGCTGCTTCTGTAAACTTAGATATCAATCACCCTGATATAAGAGAGTTTATGCAAATCAGAAGACCAAAAGGTGACCCAAACAGACAATGTTTAAACCTTCACCAATGTGTAGTTGTAGACGATGCATTCATGCGCCGCTTACAAGACAGAGATTCTGACGCTATGTCTCTTTGGTTAGATATTCTAAAAACTAGAGTTGAAACTGGCGAACCTTACATCATGTTTAAGGACAATGTTAACAAAAATAATCCGTTAGCGTACGCTATGAACAACCTTGATGTAAGTATGACTAACATTTGTACTGAAATTACACTACACACAGATGAAGAACATTCCTTTATATGTTGTCTCTCCTCACTTAATTTGGCAAAATACGACGAATGGAAAGACACTGACGTTGTGGAAACCGCGATTAGATTCCTCGACGGAGTCATGCAAGAATTCATAGATAAGAGTAACGGTAAAGATTCACTTATTCGTACCCACCGCCACGCTAAAAAAGGTAGAGCACTTGGTTTGGGCGTTATGGGATGGCATACATTCCTTCAAAAGAAGAACCTACCATTTAACTCTATTGCCTCAACAGCTTGGACACACACTATCTTCAGTGACATCAGACAAAAAGCTGAGGCAACATCAAGAGAATTAGCCCAAGAATATGGTGAACCCACTTGGTGTAAAGGTACAGGTATGAGAAATACTCACTTACTTGCCATTGCTCCTACAGTTTCGAATTCACGTTTGAACAGCTGTTCAGCTGGTATCGAACCCATTCCTGCTAATATCTATACTTTTAATGGTGCAAAAGGAACATTTATTGTTAAAAATAAAACCCTTGAAGCATTACTAGAAGAAAAAGGTAAAAACACAGAAAAAGTGTGGGACCAAATTCTTGCTGACAATGGCTCAGTTCAAAATTTACCTCACGATGTGCTTACTGAAGACGAAAAAGAAATCTTCCTTACATTTAGTGAAGTAAACCAACTTGAACTTGTTCGTCAAGCAGCAATTAGACAAAAATACATTGACCAAACCCAATCACTTAACCTTTCATATGATCCTACAGATTCCCCAAGATGGATCAACCAGTGTCACTTAGAGGCTTGGAAATTAGGGGTAAAGACATTATATTACTTAAGAACCGACTCTGTAATTAAAGGAGATTTAGGTTCACGAACCGCAGATTGTATAGCTTGTGATGGATAATAATTACACTGACGAATATTTAGAACAACTACTACGTGATTTTGATAAAGTCATGGGTATGTTTACTAAAATGGAAAACTCTTCATTAGGAGATGTGGAAAAGTTAAAAGAAGAACTTAACTTACTACAAAATGAATTAAAAGACCGTTATGGCGAAGAAGATACCCCAAAAACCGACTCACCGGAAGCGTAGTCCATTTTACTGGTGGAGGCGCTTTCCTACCCACCAAGCGCTCCACCACTACAAACCCTTGCTTGAGCGTATTCAAAACGGTGATTTCGATTACCCTGAATATTTTGAGCAAGCAAAATGGGAGGAACATTGGTGCAAGGAAGAAATTGAATCAAAAAGACATTTGTTCAAGGACCACCGAA